GCATCAGACATATATGTCCTCCTATTTTAGGTTTTTAAGATCTTGCAGTTGTTTACTAGCAAGTTTGCCTGTATTCATGATTTCAGTCAGGTGGGATTTAACCTTATCTAACTGATGCCAGGCTACCCAGATAGCTGTTCTAGCTTCTGAATCTTTGTAAGAAGTTTGAACCATTTCTTTTTCATATTGAGCTTTTAAAGTAGTAAAGCTTTCTACAAATAGTTCATTTTCTAATATGGTATTGGCTCTTGAGCCTTTTTCTTGTTCTCTTATTAAATCGTTTTCATTCATCTAGAGTCATTAGGGTTAAAGAAAGTTTGTTGCTGTCTTTGCGTTTCTTCACCTATATCACCTAATTGTGGTGTTTGTCCATCACTTTTAGATGTCATAGCTTCACGTTTGATAGCATTAGAGTCAAATTGTACCTGATACTTAGCTTCTAACTCTTTTATTCTAGTCTCAAACTCTAATATCATTTGTTGTGTTTTGAGATCTAGTTCTTTCTCTTT